TGATACGCAAGTCGTAAAAAGTACGAAGCTTGTGTTGTACTTCCTAGACAATCATCACCACGTTGTCGACCAAAACTGACGTTCCATTTGTCAGAATTGAAAATTCCAAGAGGCATATCAGTCGTGTCTGTGTAACCTGGTACTGCTGTGTCAAGTTCAAGTCGAATCAGTGGTGATGTAGAACTTGCGCCGGGTCGTGCATACAACACTAATTTCGGCCCATTTGGACTCGCTAGTGACGATGAAACAGCCAACAAATTTGCAATGATTCCAACACTGCCTGACGTGCATCCCAAAATTGAACCGGTCGTGCACAGCCTGACAAGCGATTGAGTAGTCGATTGCATTGCTGAAATTGACACGGGCGTATATTTGACGATGCCCTCCCAAGTCCACGAGCCGGACGTCAACAAATTGTCATTTTTACTCGTGGTGCTGACATTATGACCGTTCGTGTCAATCACGAATGTGCCGACCGGAAGTGGAAATCCGGGCTCTATGCGATTTGCAACGAGACTTGGTGACATGACAATGCTAGACGTCGTAAAATTGATCATCCCACCGGGTTCAAATTTACTTTCACGGGAAAATGACAACTGTTGTGACGTCGGACCACCGAACTCTCTGATTCGAATGTTATTTCCTGGATCGATACCGACAGCACGCAAAAATGATTGAATGCTGTATTGAGTGCCTTTTGACCTCAAGACTGACGGTAAATTTATTAACACTCTTCGCAGTAATTGACTCTGTACTTGTTGAATTGACTGCAAGTCAGTTGAGTATGACTGAACATTTACATTCTCACCGCGAATGTACTGTTCGAGCGTAGAATCATTGAACAATGGAGGAAGATGAAATCCTAAATTGTTGACCATGTTGATGAGAAAACTGTCCGGAACAGTCTCATTGGTGTCGTAATCGACGGTTCTCAATGATGAAAATTGATCAACGAATAATTTCATTTCATCAAAGAAGCGTGCCCAAATGTACAAAAGCGACACCAAAATTTGAACATTGCCCATGACGCCCTGGCCTGGAAGTCCACTTCCTGCGTACGGCGTTCCTTCGTTTCCTTCAGGCGGGTCTGTAAATCCGTCTTGTACTGCACCCTCAAGGAGATAATGTTGTGGCACCAATCTAGTGATTAGATTCGGATTTTCTAGATCGTATGCACTCGCGCTTGTCAATAGTTCAACGTTGAATGCGATCGTCGGAGGATATGCAGGAAATAGAACTGGACAACTGTCTGGACGCTCATTCGTGATCGGACTAGCAGGGTCTTGAGACGCATCAAGTCGAAGAAATGGGCCGACAGCGTACTGAATGCTGCTGGTGTAGAATGTCGTTCTACCGATCACATTTGACCCGATCACTGTATATGTTGAAGGATTGGTGAGCGTTCCATTTGGATCAGCACCACCTCCAGGTATTTGACTGATTCCAATAGAACTACTTGGACCCAGTGCAAAGTAATTGTTGATCAACGCATGCATTGAATTGCCGCTCGAATCGAGAACAACGCTGTTGATCGAGTCACCCAACGTTGACGCTAGTGGTGGCGGGGGTTCGTTGAATTTATAGTAAAGAACAAGATCTGACGTTGAGTACAACGCTTTTGATGCATATGCCGCCTGTTGTGTTGCTGTTCTTGCAGAACTAAAAATTCTAAATTCATCTATCGTACCAGACAACGTCTGCACAGGAGTGATGAGTCCACCGACGTTCGTGTAATTTCCTAATTGAACTGCCGTTCCACTGCCGATCAATAATTGTGCATTATCAACGTCCATGTCGCCAAGTTCAACTTGTGTCTGAGACTCAGCGAATGGTACAGATTGAAGAAATGACTCTAGGTACGGCAAAGTACCAATTCTGTTCAACTGAACAGCGATGTGATTGAATGTACCCTTTGACAACGTCAACGGCACAGTCATATAACTGCTGCCTGAGACGACAACAAAATTTGCATCGACTGTCGTCGTTGACAATGACCGAGTCATGTACAGCGTGAAACCTTGTGTCGATCCGTACGCCGAACTAGAGACGTAGCTTGTGCCTGAAAGCAACTGACATATGACTTGTACGTCATTTGCGATCGGCGGCAAATAAAGCTGCATTTCAATCGTTAGTGATTGTGAACCGGTCGGATTGAGCAATGCAGCGCCAGTATTTTGCTTTGATAATTCAGGAAATAGTGCACCTGCTGAATTTTGCGTGGTGATGTACGTTCCTGCGTATTGTGATGTTTCACCGGGTTGTGTACCAGAAAACATTAATTCGCCGTGAAAAACAGGGAAATTATCAAAGACCCACTTATCAAACCCTGACAAATTTTCAAAGAAAATTTCTGTCTCTTGCCGCGTTCCATCGAATGGAAATCCATTGATGATTGCATCAAATGCCAGATTGACTTTCGCCTCAGCTGACATGAAAAATGTGTGATTTTGAAATTGTGACCAATCAACATTCAGTTGTTGGGTCGATTTTAGAGGCGTTGAATACGAACTGTACTGAAATGACGACGTCGATGCAATATTCGTGTCTGAAACGCTGTCAAACGTGAGCGACACCGGTCGGCTTCCCGCGGCAGCAGCCTGTAGAAACGTAGGAATGTACGGATTAGGCTTTAGAATTGACACGTGACGATATCCTCGAGTCTACGTATCAAATTCTAAGGCGTGACGTCCACTCTGAATGCAGGTGATGCTGATTTGTACAATTGTTTATTGTTACCGGTAACAATAAGGATGTCAATGACGTAGGTGTTTCCTTTTGTCAAATTTGATGAATCAATCTTGAAATACATACCGGCTGAATCATTTGAAATTCGTGTTGAATTTGTCTTGAGATCGAATGGAATTGCAAGATTTCCGGAACCCAAGTTACGAACTTGATAATGAACGTCTCGAATGATAACGCCGGGCAGTTCTACTGGAAGTCTCAGTGCATTTGTAACATACGGTGCAGTGTAATCAAAAATGTTGACCCTCAACACCGTTTGTTCATCGTGACCAATCGAGTCTTCAATTCCGTAAACTGACACAACTAGACGTTTGGGTGAAATCGATTGCGTGCCCCTCTGAGGTGCATACAATTTGATAGCACTTCCAGTCAAATACGGAAGAGTTCCATCGAGAGACTGCCATATCGGTGTCACGGTTACAGAACCCGACATTTGCCATTGAGGTAACAAGCTAGGGTTCGTTGATGAAATTAATATTGACGAGGAATAAATTCCGACCTGTTCATTGACTCCGAACGCTAGTTGACTTGCTTGAAACGGTCCTAATGTGAACGGAACTGGACCTAACGTTGAACTAGATTCATATGTTCCGCTGAAAATGTACGGTCCGTCGACTGGCGCTGGAAAATACGTACCTGTCAACGTGTAGACGTCTGATCCTGACAGGCCTTGAAATGAACCTGTGAAGAATGCAACACCGCTCAACGCTAGCGTGATACCATCAGAAAGGAAATAGCTTCCGCTAGGTACATTGATTGTATATGAAGGAATCGTACCCGATAATTGACCTATCAGTAGCAAGTCGCTGACAGACCCTGATCCGTTCAAACTTCCCGTGTAGATGCCGGAAAATGCAATGTTTGATGAGCCTATAAATGCAAACGGACTGCTGGGTTCTAGAACGATTGAACTGCTGACGACGCCCGGTGTCACCGATGGAAATTCACCTGTGAATGATAATTGCAAACAATTTGCACCCGTGATCTGCGAAGATCCTGACGTTAGATTTGTCAGTGCAGATCGTGCATAGTTGTACAAAAATAAATAATTTGTCGAATCTAGATAGAAATTTTGTGTGTCATCTTGTATCGAGTCATCATACTTGACGATAAGTTTTGGACGCTTGTCTTCATTATACGCAGTCCGTGATGCGAATCTTTTTACGAAATATGTGTACTGATTAGCTTCCGTTTGGGTGTCGAAAGATATTCTCAGGCCAACGTCGGGCAACAAGCCGGCCAACGTTGCTGACACTATCAGCGTCACGTCAACGCTCAAATCTTCTGCTCCATCGACGAAAAGTTGTTCACTTTCAAGCGATGCGCCGTTTGCAATGAATGCAGACGCCGTGATATAATCACACTGAGAAGTGCTAGAGCCCCCAAGACCACAGCCAGTGATGAACCACTGACCGTTCGCGATAGAACCACTCAACCAGTTGCATGTGTCAGAATCAGAATAAAAGACGACGTCTTTTCCAAGGCCTTCATCAAATGAAGCCGAGAGAGGATAGACGACGACATTAAAATTATCGGGCGTCGGTTGGCCTCCGTACACGTCGCTAAGCCGTAGAACACAAGAAAATGAAGAATTTCCAGGATCGACTTCGCCTGCTGTGACCAGGTCACGTAGTGGATCTAGATCAAATTGAACTAACAATCGACTCAATTCTGTCCCGTTGACTGTACCGACTGATTGACCGTACGTGTAACTTGAACTGAAAAAATATGGCGTTAGTGCGGTGAACGTGCCGCTGAATGGCACGTTCGTGTTGTCCATGAAATAATTCTTATTGTCGTGCCCTTGAAACACAGCCGTACCTGTGATGACAGGAATTGTACCAGCAACAATTCCACCTATGACCGTGCCGACTAAAACGAGACTTCCTGACAGTGTGTCAGAAATTACGATTGAATTTCCGTAATATGACGGCGAAGTTCCGTTAAATGACACGATCGATCCACCAGTAAATTGATATGAACCGCTCTGGGCATAGTACGCGGGTGGACTAGCGGGCACCTGAGTGTATCCATACAATTTAAACAGATCGAGCGATCCCGCCGCACCGACGTTTGACACGGTCTGTGATGCGCCATTTACATAGCGATCAGTGATATATGCATCTTTGATCGGTCGAAGTATTTTATACATTATGAAGACGTTGTAGTTCCGGTAATGTCTACGTTAGGGAAACGAACTTCGAAGATGCCTCCGCTCGGTGGAAACATCAATCCATTTTGCGTGGCTGACGTCGGATTGAACGTTACATTGCTGTATGTCCTGTTGTTGACGACGCCGGTGATGCTGTTGAATTGTATGCTGTTTATCGCCATGACGCCTGGTGTCAAAAATATCGTGTTTCTGAGGTCGTCAATGGTGATAGGCATATCAATGTGAAAATTCGTGATTGCAAAATATGCTTGCAGACTAGTCAGTGCATTTGTGATGACGATCTGGCTGTTCAATGATGGATCGACTAAGACGCTAAAACTGAACGTCAAATCGACGACGCGAGCGTCTAGAATGTCAATTGCATCACTGATCATTCTGTATGGATTCAAATATTTTACGAGGTTCGTCTTCAACGTATCTGGTGATGTGATGAGTTGTCCCAGTGAATTCCGCGAAACGATGTACAACTGTGTCGACAGTGGATTGATTGGATTTGACCTGCACGCAGCTCTGAATATTCGTCCAAAATTTGATGGAATCGTGTAGACTCTCGCAAGTAGGTCTTCTCGTGTCACGATACGTTCTTGTGAATTTTTGATCGAAGGTATCAACAATTTCAATTCGTCAGCTGTCGGTGCATCTTCACCTCCTGACGCCTCAACTAGATTATTGACTTCGAGCGAACTCCTTATCTTACCGGCGATCGCCGGCGAAGGATTGCCGGGAAAAAATAAATTGATGTACCTGGTGTTTTGAATGTTATTCGCGTTGACATTGTGGCTCAATCCACCGCCGTACATGTACGAAATTGCATATGTCGTATTTGCGGCAGCGATTCCCAACGTCGTTGTCTGCAGAAGTTGTTGTGGATTGATAGCAATTCGAGAGAAGATCTTCGTGTAAGGCAGTGCAATTGCAAAACTAGATGGGTCAGGTATGATGTCATCCTGAAGCGTTTGAGCATTGCCGGCGCCAAAAGTCAACGTAGTCCTGCGACTAGCTAGGTCAGTAGACGAAATGTACCGATAAGGTGCAGGGATGACTTTGATGACGTTCGGCACGAGGTCATTGTCTGCCGCGGTGTTCAATACGTTCGTGTAGACTACGTCATTCGTCAATGCGTCAACTTGATAATAGATGTTTCCCAACATGTCATTCACTGAAATGATGTTTGAAACGTTTGGATTGTTGAGTGTGATCCGATTGTACGCAATGAATGCATTTCCTATGACAAAATTTTCCGTCGTCTGAAGGCCAGAAATACACATTCCAGATGCAGACAATAGAAATGTCAAGATCACGCCCGATGCGCCTTTTGTGCCTATCATGACATTTGCTTGAAGCGTTCCATCAGAATTTGTCGCAGAAAAATCTATGTCTTCCATCAAATTGAAGACGGTGCCGTTGTTTGCGACGAAGCTAGAATTTGATTTCAAGACAGGCAAGGCTGTCGGATTCGGTGCCGGGATGTTATTGACGCTAGCGGCAGGCACTTCAATGTAGATCGTGATTGGAACGATCGCAGGAGATGCACCGACAATGGGAACGTCAGCAGCGTTAAGAAGGCGCTGGATGTTATTCGGTTCAACTGCTGTTGCAGGGTTGAGTTCGCCGAATTGATGGTCAAGATAGAACGAAAGATTATCGCCAACGTATGCAGCGAAATCTAAGAACAATCCTCCTAGACTTGACTCAGAAAAGTCACGTAAGTTGTTAGGATAGTACGTCCTTGCATACTCTAAAAGATTGGCTCGAAGCGCCGGAAAGTCACGCGCAAGATACTTTCGTTGCCTGACAGACGTTAGGTTGTCTAGTTGTAGCGTCATGTTTCACTCTAAATAGCGTATCGCCAGAGGTAACCACCCGCATGTTTACGTACTTGTGTTACACATGCTCCGACGTTGCTGACGCCTGTCAATTCAACGGCTTCATGAATCGAATTAAATGTCGCTACTAGAGCACCGTCAAGCGTCAACTGCTCTACCGGTTTGCGATTTTTAGGTCTTGTGTGCGGGCGAACTTTTACTCGTAATTTTGGATCGAATGAATCACCCTCATAGCGCCAGATGAACTTTCCGGCTGATTTCAACTTACGTTGGCAACACGCCTTTATGTTCGATTGAGGCACAGCAGTGATGCGTTGTGCTTCACGTTGTGATTCAAATGCAGCAATGACAACGCCAGACAAAGAATATTGAACGACTGGACGCTTATTCGGTCTTGCGGCGCGCATGTTATCGATCGATTCTTTAGTGTGTTTGTAGCCTGCTGTACCACTACCACCACGAGTCTTATTCGCACCAAAGTGTCCATCGACATACGCTCTAGTCTTTAGTTCTGCAGTCAATTTTATTTCAAGTTCATTTGCTTCTGTCATCGTGTCATATGCAGCATTGACGACTCGACGAATTCCAAAGTTTTTGACAATTTCTGCGTGTAAGTCATTGCGCATGCATTGAAAAACGCGACCATAATCTCCTAGTCCTACGTAGAACGGTCTGGCGACAGATTCAAGTGTCCAGTCAACATAGACATATGTCAATTTCGTACTCTTGTCTATGAGGTGCAGTGAATCACCGTCAATGAAATCTTTCGTCATATTGCATACAAGGTGACCTGAAGCGCTTTGTTCTTTATTCCCAAGCTAGGAATATTGAACGTGATCGCAAGTTGAATCACGGCAGTATTTTGATTCTGCGTCCTGTCAATCGTCGATGTAAAGTTTTGCAAGTCAATGTAAGGCATCCATTGTTGTACTGCTGACCTGATGTTGCTGATAGCACTTGAATCAAAATCATTGAGATCAACGAGGTTCGTCATCAACGGTTGCAAATTCGCACCAAAATTGTACAATCCCAATCTCTCACCCCAGTTCGTAGTGATAAGATTACGAAGATTGTCAGTCATTGCGACGCCCATGTCAGATGTCGTCGTCACGATGTCACTTGTCCCCAGCGAAAGTGGCGTGATGATGCCAATCACCGGTGGAGTGACAACGAGTGCATTTGCAATTGCGACTGCTTGCATGGTACCAGATGATTTAAAACTAATTTGTCCCATGTGTTAAATATTGTTTCTAGCCATAGATCACGGTGCGATGATGACAGGTGGCTTGGGCGGCGGGGGTGGAGACGGAGGAAGAGGTCCGGGAGGATTAGGTGCCGGCGTCACAGGTCCGGACGGCGTTCCTGATAAAATCTGTGCAGGCACGATCAGTGGAGTTATTGCAGCGATCAAAGGCGCTAATCCTGAGCTAAGTGCTGTAAAAAATGCAATCGCACCGACCTCGAGTGGCACGCTTGAACTCATCCCGGCATTTGCCGCCGCAGATATTGCAGTGATTGCTGCTAAAATTTGCGTAAGAGAATTCATTGTTGGCA